TTTGTCGTGGGGCAGGTCTGGTCTAGGCTGGGGGCCGATGTCTATTTGCAAGATCAGGTGCGGGAAAAGTTAGACCTACCCGAAACCTGCCGAGCCGTTATCGACCTGACCGAGAAGTGGCCCCAGGCCACGGCCAAATGGGTGGAGGACAAGGCTAACGGCCCGGCGGTAATGCAGACGCTGCAAAAGAAGGTACCCGGGATGATCCCCGTAAATCCGGAGGGGGATAAGACGGCCCGTGGTATTGCCGTCAGCCCCTTTGTGCAGGCCGGCAATGTTTATTTGCCGCACCCGTCGCTCTATCCATGGGTCAACGAATTATTGGGGGAGGCTACCGCGTTTCCCAACGGCAAGTACAAAGACCAGATGGACACCCTCTCTCAGGCCGTGTTGAAGCTGATGACCGGACTGATGGGCGAAGGCTTTGATGAAGAAATCGTAGACGAGCTGCTCAGCGATGAAACAGGACTGGGCGGCCTAATGGGAGAGGAGTTTTAATCTTATGGGAAATCAACCCACCATATCCGAAGAACGGGTTAAGGACCTCGTCAAATCCTTTGAATGGTGGCTACGCCAAGGGCCGGACGGCAGCCAGATCACTTTTACCCGACATAAAGGCTCCGTCTGGTGTAAAGGAATCGAGTATAACGGCCCACCAGAGAAGGTGCTCCAATGGCTGCATGAGGCCAACGGCTCCGAATTAGAGTTTTAAAATTCGACTTGACACAGTGCTATAGTTCCGTTTGATTGGATATTTAACAGGCGGTCAGGTCAGAAATGGGTGGCCTGGTCGTAGATTGAACAACTGAATTTGGCAACACCGGGATCACTGACACCCTCAGCCCCGGCCGGACGTATAGCTTACCCGCTATGCGTCCAGCCGGGGCTTTTTTTATTGCGCATCAATGACCGAATCGTCCAAACAACAACGCACCACCGAGCTAGGGGCTACTGGCACCGTCTTCGGCCGCAATTTTCTGAAGACGGACGAGTACGTCCCCAAGCTACAAGGTCGCAAGGGCATCGACACCATCTCCAAGATGCGCCGCGACGGCATGGTGCACGCCTCGAACCAAGTGGTCAAGCTGCCCATCAAGGCGGCCAAGTGGACCATCCAATCCGACGACGACCAGGCTAAAGAAGATCTGACCGAAGCCCTGTTTCATCGCCTCAACTTTAAAGGCAACCTACTGGACCACATTTTGTTGGCTTTTGACTACGGCCACGAGGTGATGGAAAAAGTCTGGGAAGAAGACAACGGCAAGCTGTGGTATAAAAAGCTGGGCCACCGCGGCCAAGCCACGATCCATGATTGGGTGCCGGATAAGGACGGCAATCTGGGCGGCATCGTGCAGCGAGCCTGGAAGGACGGCACCTATAAAAAGATCGAGATCCCGGCCGACAAACTCTTTCATATCGCGTACGGCCAGATCGGCAACAACTTTGTCGGCGAGTCGGGCTATCGGGCGGCCTATAAGTACTGGTGGATGAAGGAAACCTTCGAGAAGCTGATGGCTATCGGCCTGCAGCGCCACGCGGTGGGGGTACCCCACATCACGGCGCCGGAGGGCAGTTACGACCCCAAAGACAAAGACGCCGCCATGGAGATGATGAAGGCCATGACGGTGGGGGCACAGGCCCGGATGTTCAGCCCGCACGGGTGGGGGTTTAAGATCGAAGGACACGGGGACTCCGGCCGCTACGATCCGTTGGGCCCCATCCACTACTGCGACGAGATGATCGCTATGTGTGTGTTGGCCATGGCGCTGAATTTGGGGCGCACACAGACCGGCTCCCGCGCCCTGGGCGAGTCGATGTTCGATATGTTCCTGTTGTCGCTGGAGGCCATTGCCGATTGGATCCGCGCCGCTATCAACGAACAACTGATCAAGCCGTTTCTCCTCCTCAACCACCCTCGACCCGACGACGTAGTGGCCACCGTCGAGTGGTCCGACCTCGAGATCCAAAACCTGGAATTGGTCTCCCGCGCGCTGGAACGGTTGGAGCGGGGCGGCTTTGTTACGCCGGACGACGATCTGGAAGTCCACCTGCGGGACTTGGCCGACGTGCCACAAAAGGTTGGCAAAACCTCTGATAAAGCCAGCCGCCCGCCCGCAGAGACGATCCAGGTGCACCGCCCCCATCGGCACGACCACCCACAGATGGCCGGCTCGGTCGATTTCTGGCGGGACCTGACCGGCCTCGAAAAGTCCATGTCGTTGAGAGAGATCGCCGGCAAGCAGGACGACGGCACGGAAGAGGTTGTGGAGATCGCTGGGGTAGCTAAAGGAAAGTGGGTGGATGCGCTGGTCGAGCAGGTGGCCGAAGCGCTGAGCGATGGAGACGCCTCGGATGTTAACGACGTGCAACTGTCCAAGGCGCAGCGGCACCAGCATGCCAAAGAGCTGGTGGGCGTCATGCGCGAGATGTTTGTCTTTGGGCGGCGCACAGTCAAAGACGAGGCAAAAAAGCAAAAGAAAAAGGCGGCCTCTGTGTCAGATGGGCACGATTCGCCGCAGACGTTCCGCGAAGAGGACCTCGTCAACGAAGAGATCACCGACCTGTTCTGGACGCGCGCCAGGAAATCACTGGAGCAACTCTACGGCCGCGTAAAGGCGCTGGTCACCGAGCGGGCCTTAGACCTATGGCGTACGCAGCGGGCCGACTTCGACGAGGCGGAGCTAGAGGAGATCGCCGAGGAAGTCAAGGCGATGTTCGAGCCAGCCCAGCGCAGGGAGGGGGTGCTGTTGGTGGCCACGGCGTTTGCCATGGGCCGCAATAAAGAGGCGGAAGCCCAAAAGGCGGTTATCGAACGGGCTATCTACTCGGCCATCTTAGACGGTGATGTCTGCGATGAGTGCGAGCCCTTAGACGGCGAAGAGTTCGAGGTGGGCAGCCCGGACTACTACGCCAGCTTGCCGCCCAACCGGAGATGTCTATCGGCTAATTCCGGCTCTAACAATTGTCGCTGTCTCTACGTATACGAATTCAGCCAAGGGGAATAATCCATGCACCTGATAACCTTTAGAGAGCAACTAGCCCAAGTGGGCGCCTCTGAGTTAGTCGAATTCTACGAGGCGATCAAGAAGGAGCACCCTCATTTCTATTCGCCGGCTATCGGCTTGCCCTTCGGTCAGTTTACTCGCCTGAACGATGTACCCGGCGGCGTCTATGCCGAAATGTGGGCGGAGGTGCACTGGACGAAGCGGGCGCACGAGTTTATTGCCAACGAGGAATACCGCTACATCTCGCCGGAGTTCAGCCTGAACTACAATAGCGAGAAAACCGACAACCGCATCGGTGCCGCGCTGTTGGCTATCGGGGCGACGAATCGACCGTTTCTGTGCGGCATGGCTCCCCTGGAAGTGACCGAAGAAGACCGCGTTTCCCACATCCAAGTCTTTATGACGGGCACCTGGTATCACCCCTGGTGGGGCCGCATCGATATCACCGTCGAGCATCTCAACGAGATGGTGAACAACTTTGAGCATGTCCTGTCTTCGGCTAACCCCAACTCGGACCATCCGCCGACCGAAATGATGGTCGACTACAACCACGGCTCCCTCTACGAAAATGCCTATGCGGCTCTGTCGGCCGGCTGGGTGAGGGGGGAAGGGATCTACGTGAAGATCCCCGATGAAAAGCCGGAAGTGGCCGCGGCGGCAGAGCCGACGAAGCCTCATAAAACTTTCAGCATACCGAAAGCGGACGCTGAACACGACCCGCCATCCCAACCCACGCCCTCACAAGGAGAGCACACCATGAACGATGCACGTATCCGCGAAATCCTCGGCCTATCGCAGGACGTAGAGGTCACCGACGAACACCGCACCCAGGCTTTTTCTAAGCTGGATGAGGAGAATCAGCGGCTCAACAGCCCCGAGACGGTCCAGGCCCACGCGCAGCAGTATATCGCCGCGCACGCCGCCGAAGTTGAGATCGAGGGGGTGGTGCTGGTGCCGCAGTCCGAGTATGACGAGTTGACTGCGACCCAGACGCCCGACCCCGACACGGTCCAACTGTCGCGGGACGAGCACGTCCAGCTCACCGCCAACGCCCAGAAGGGGGCCGAGGCGGCTCAGCAGTTGCACCAGATGCGCGTCGATCAGGTGCTCAAAGTCAACCGTCACAAATTCACCGCCGCCGAAGAGGCCGACCTGCGCGAGCAGGCGAATGAAAACTTCGAACGCTTCGAGCGGCAGCTCAACGCCCGCGCCGCCATTGTCCAGACCGACGAACTGGGCGACGATACCGACCCCGAGACGACTTCGACCGATCAGGTGCAGCAGTTTCTCGACCAACGCATCGAGGAGCTGGAAAGTCAGGGCAAGTCGGCCAGAGAAGCCCACTCGCAGTCGCACCGCGAAGCCCGTAAAACGTTTGGGTCGGCGTACGAGGATTGGCGCTACCGCGGCGCGGCGTAAAAGAGCACGATAAAGATTCACTCCACCTTCTTTCACGTGAGGTAAGCGATCATGGCAGTAGACCTTCCCAAATTCATCCCCGGCAAGCAGGCCGGTGGGGATCTATCCAGCGACCAGTACAAACTGGTCAAAGACCACACCACGGCTGGCCAGGTGGTGGTGTGCAGCAATGCGGCCGACATCCCGCAAGGTGCGCTCTACAACAAACCGTCGGCCGCCGGGCAGGGCGCCGATGTGACCGCTCTGTCGTCGGGTAACCCGTTCAAGGTCAAGGTGGCCGCCGGGGGCGTCACGGCCGGCTGGGTGGGCACGGATGCGGCCGGCCTGTTGGTCAACAAATCTAGCGCCGGCGACTTCTGCATTGGCCGTGTCGATCAAGCCTGGGCGGTCAACGACGTGGCGGTGGTCGATCCGCTGCCCACGCGCCTGCACGCGTAAAAACAAGCCGTTATATCGCCAATAACCACCACAAAAACTAAAAAGGGAGTACCCCCATGCCAGCCGTAGCCGATGTACGCACCGACCGTACGCTGACCGATTTCAGCGTACGGTTTACCAACGAAGAATACATTGCCGATCGCGTCTTTCCCCGCCAGCGGGGCCCCGAATTCACCGGCAAAGACAGCGGCAAGTACTACGAATACGCCAAGGGCAACCTCCGCATCGAAACGGACGGCCCCTTGGGGGAACGCAGCCCGGCCAGCGAGGCCCGGCACGATCTGGTCAAAAAGGACTTTACCCTGGGCCGCTACGGCCTCAAAGAGCTGGTCTTACAGGAAGAGGTCGACAACGCCGACGAGGTGCTGGACCCGGAAGAGGACGCTGTGGAGTTTTTGACCGATCTGCTGTTGTTGGCCCGCGAGCGACGGGCGGCCGATCTGTTGTTCAGCACCGCCAACCTGACGCTGAACACCACCCTGTCGGGCAGCAGCCAGTGGCACAACGACGCCTCGACGCCGTTAAAAGATCTGGACCAGGGCAACGAGGCGATGTGGCGCTCGGCCAACGGCTGCGTGATGGGCGAGCAGGTCTGGAACCGCCTCCGGCGCCACCCCGATGTGCTGGCCCAGTTTCAGTATACCCAGGGCGGCGGCATTTCCTCGACCCAGTTTGCCGAGCTGATCGATGTTGATCCGGCCAAGGTGTTTATCGGGCGGGCCCGCTACAATACGGCCCGCGAAGGGCAGGCGGATGCGGCCGGTTACATCTGGGGCAAGCACTGTGTGCTCTTGTATCTGGCCGACAACCCCGGTCCGAGGGCCATGACAGCCACCGCCACGTTGCAGCGGGGCGGTTCTCGAGAGGTGACCGAGTGGCCGGAAAACGACCCGGAGGCAACCTGGAAGAAGGTGCAGGACCGCTACGTCCACAAAATCATCTCGCCCGATCTGGCCTACATGGTCCAGAACGCGGTGGTCTAAATCCCCTAATCCACTCAACCCCTTTTAAGGAAAAAGCCTCATGGCAAAGAAAACCTACATCACCGTGACCCGGCTGCAACACAACGGTACCGTCTACGAGCCCAATACCCAGTTTCCCGCCACGCGCGCCGAAGAAGGGCAGCTGGAGACCCTGCTGACGGCGGGTGTATTGCATATCCCCGATCAGCCGGCCCGACCGGCCCCGCCTACGCGCTCTTTGGGCGACGAGGAAAGTGTCGACGGGGAAGCCCACACCGGCCAGGCCATGGCGCAAGGCACCGTCGGGGGGGAAGTCGAGGCCTTAGCTCAGGCACCGGTTGGTCCTCCGTCCCCGCCGCCCAAAGAAGAGGGAGCTGCACCGGATGCCGCTTCTTCGTCCACCCCGTCAAAGGGTAAGTAATGCCGGCCGCCCAACCTCTATCCATTGCGGCCAGCGCCCCCGTCAGCGCCGGCCCGGCCTACGTCTACGAGATCTACGTCGAGGCCGGCGCCGATGTGGCCACCGTGGAGTTGGCCAACCAGGCCACCTCGGGCGGCACGCGTCTGCTGGGCGCTCGGGCAGGGGCCAACGGCCAGACGACCCGCTCGTTTCCCAAGGGGGCCTACTTCGACACGGCCGTCTACGCTACCGTGACCGGCACCGCCCCCGTTATCGAAATCGTCTGGTCTAAAGAGCCGGCCTAACGGCTCAGAAACGTGTAAGGAGATACTCCATGAACAAACTAAGAGGCCGCACGCTGATTGAAGATCTGCAAGGGGTCACTATTCCTATTCCGATGAGTCTACCGGCCACGTTGAACCACCGCGGCGGCGCGGCCGTCGATGGCGTGCTGATAGGCAGTCTCACGCCCCAGGCCATCGACTATGCCTTTGCCGATGACGGCGGGGTATTCACCGACGAGACGACCCCGGCCAACGAGGGCACCGGCGGCGACGTGACGCTCATGCCGGCCACCGAGGTGATCAACGATGCCTATTACTTCGGCCAGACCGGCAAATTCTGCGGCATCCAGATCGATATGACCGCCGCCGGGGTCTCGACGGGGGGCGGCGCAGCCGCTATCACCTGGGAGTACTGGAATGGCGCCGCC